GTCTACCACATTGGTGTACGTACTCCGAGGATCAACCAAGGGGAAGTAGCACGCTCGCAGACTGCCGTAGTAGAATGGCGAGGCGTTGATGACGAACTTGAGGTGCAATCTACAAGAGATCTTACCGTAGTTGTCAAGCTTCTTCTTGATCTGAGCTGTGTTGAAGTACAAGTGCCACGGCAGAATCGAGGTCTGCGTGAATGTACTCTCGGGCCAGTTGATACTAGCAATACGTACCGGTCGACTGAGGTAGTCACCCAACGCCGCGGTGTTATCAGCATCCGCGTCGTAGTCACCAGCAGACATGTCTCCCATAGTGATGCGCTGCGATAGCGCCTCATCACGAAATACAATGTTCTCTGCGACGACTTTGACCGTTTCGGTTGATTCAGTCTCCGAGGCCTCCTCAGACTGCAGCTTGCTCACTTGAGCACGCAGCTTGCCAAGGTGGCGTTCGGTAAGACTAGGTGGGCGGAATTTATCCGCGTGCCTCTTCCTGCGATCTGCTGCCAGTTCCTTCTTTCGGTTCTGCCAGTCAACAGCAACACTCTTCTCTTCCGATTGGAGTTGAGCGCGCTGTTGCGGGGTGTCGGGAGAATCCTCACTGAGGGACATTGAGTCCTCAAAGGGGGACGCGCATTTTGTACGCTCCACTGGGGTTGATGCGCGATAACAACCTCAGGTTCTTTGCAGCAAGTTGTGAATTTGTTGCCGAGAAATGGATATCCTTTGTAGTGCTTTATCCTCATTTACACTACGGGCTGTGGACTGTGTGGATCAGCTGCACACTGCTAAAAAGCAGCTTCGGGGAACGCCCGTGCGGATCTCGCGTGAGTCCCTTCACTTCTAGCTAGTCAGGCTATTGAAGCTAGGTAACTACTCACTTACGCCTACATTTTGGTTTAACGGACCTTATAGGTTAGGCCCACGTGCCACTCAGTGGCACACAGGACACTTGCCGTCAGGGTACACCTCCAGACTGTTCTCGTTGTAGACCGCAAGGATCTCGTCGAAAGTCGGGAAGGGACGCTGTTGGAAAGCGTTCAGATTCAGCTCCAGCACGATGTCCTGGAACATCTCGCGTTTCTCTTCGAATACGGCTCGGCCATAAAGGAAGTACTCAGCGAGTGCGGTGAACATGATGTCAACCCCATGCTGCTCTGCGCACACTACCTTCGATGGTATGTGCATAGTCAGCATCTTGGAGATCGATGCATGCTCGAGTTGTGCGACGTTATGACCCACCTCGGGCTCAAAACGCCACCCACGCTTCAGAAATGTCACTTCACTGATGTCGATGAAGGGAACGGACTCCGTCTCCTTGTCGGCCATTGTGTAGACAACTCCAAGCGTGGCCAAGTTGCGCACCAACACTGTGTGGTCAAAGTTGGTGACTTCACGGGCTACACCCATGATGTTGTCGTCACCATATGTCATCAAATTGACTCTTTCTTTGAACTCACTCAGCT